CCGACGCCGACTTTGAACGTGTCGCTGTTGTAGCTGTCATCGATTTCGTATGCTGTCGCGCTGCCCTTTTCGATTTCGCGCAGCGGCACGACGTCAAGCGTGATCTTCTCCCCCGTGAACATGTCGGGGATTTGACCCGTGCTTCGGGTGAAAGGTGATTCGACAACACGTCGTTCAGTGCCGTCGACGTAGACAATCATTCTGCGTGCCATGCATGCAGTCTGCGTCGTTTTCTGCGCGCTGTCCAGCGATCAGTGAAATGAAAAAGCGCATCGACTGATGCGCTTCTTCGTGTGCTGATTTGAAAAAAGTTTCAAACATCAGAAGCAGTTGATCATCGTCATGTTGCGAAGCTGCTTCGTCGTCATCTTCAGATAGCGTGCGCGTTCAGCTTCGATGAACTTGTCAGTGTCAGCGCTGGGCTTGTTGATCGCGTGAAGATTGCGCGTCAGTTCTTCGACAAGACGCTTGCGTTCGACAGCTTCTTCTTCGCTGATGATGTCTTCGACAGGCACGTTGCCTTCGATCTGATGAAGACGCACTTTGCCGTCAAGACGACGTTCGACGATGCACATCGCGCCGTAGCCGTTCATCACGCGTGCGATGCTTTGCGCAGACTTCATCGTCTTGACAATCGCAGGCTTCGAATGGCTGTTGTGCATCATGTAGCCATTCGTGATGCGCTGCACTTTGAAGCCGTCGCGATGCCACTTGCCGTGTGCGTGCGAAAGCTGCGCGACGTAGAATTCGCTTCTCTTCTGCGGTTCTTTGTCAGCAAGCTTGATGAAGTGCTGAAGCAGATCAGCGTGCTTGTCGAAGTTCTTCAGCGCATACAGTGCGCGTTCGATCGCGATCTGCTTGACGCGCTTCTTGCCAGCCTGCGACAGAATCGTGTCGTCGCTGATGTTCTGGAATTCGTCAGCGTAGATGCCGCAGAATTCTTCGACGTAGCCAGACAGAAGCACGTCGTCGTTCATGATCGTCGACAGCTTCGCAGGGTTTTCGCCGCTGTTCAGAATCGACGTGCTGTCTTTGACCCAAGTGCGTGCGATGAATGCTGCGATCTTTTCTTCGATGTTCTTCGTGAAGTATTTCATGATGTGATGATGTTTTTTGTTTTCAGTGTGCGCTTGCTTGCGCTGATAAGATCATCGCAGATTTTTGTGCTGTTTCAAGCCTGTCAACGAAAGTTTGTTAAAAAAATTCCGAGAAACAAACAAGACGAACAAGAATGACAAACAGTCACTTCAGCTTGCGTCGTCGCTTCTGCCCTGTCGGTGATTCGACTTCTTGCGACTTGTCTTCTTCTGCGATCGCTGGCACGCCGTCATTCGCGTCGTCGTGTTCTTCGCCGACGTGATGCTGATAGAACGGGCGATTCTCGCGACGCAGATGATCTTTCGTTTCTTCGTGTTCTTCGTGATACGCGTGAACGTGAACGATCTTGCGCTTGTCGCCGCCAGTGCGCACGACATGATCACACGGGCAGTGCGGAATCGAACACAGTTTCAGACCGCGCGGGAACCAGCGCTTCCATACGACGAACAAGTCTTCAGTGCCTGCGCCGTCGTAGCCTGTGAAGTCAGCGACTGACAGCGCTTCAGAATTCAGCAGCGTGCAGCCGAAGCCGCACCAGTCAGTCGGCACGACAGCGCCGCGACCGATCGCGGGATACGCGAAGTCGAACCAACCGCGACGACGCCAGCCGTGTTCAGCGTTCAGCTTCCAGATGTTGCCGCCGTATTTCGGCGGACACGTCTTTTCGATCTGCTTCATCATGTCGTATCGCTTGCGAGCAAGTTCTACGTTTTCAGGATCAGCATCGACTTCAGCACACAGATCAGTCCATTCTTTCGCGACGTCTTCAGGCACGTCACGTTCTTCGAAATCGAAGTCGGGAAGAATCGTGTTGAAGCGCGTGCCGCGACCCGTCAAGAAACTGCCGCCGCCCTGCGACGGATACGGACAGCACGCGATCGAATAGTAGCCGCCATCGAATTCAAGCATCTGAAGCGAACACAGCAACGCGTGATCGGGCGGCAGCACATCGCTGTCAAGCGACCAGCAGAAGTCAGCGTCCCATCTGCGCGACAGTTCGAACGTCTTCGTGCGCATCTGTGCGATCGTGTGCTGCGCAAGCGGCTTGTAGTTCTTGCCTTCACTCCAGTCGCCGACGAAGTGATCGACGTCGCACACACGATCATGCGCTGACTGGTTTCCGAACATCACTTCGACAGCAGGTTTGACTTGCGACCATGCTTCAGAATCGCCGACGAAGATGATCTTGATTTCGTATTCGTCAGGTCTGTGCTTCTTCAGATGATAGATGTTGCGCGACACTGCGCGCATGAATGCTTCGATCGCGTAGACGTAGCTTTTCGTCGCGCACGTCACGATCGCGACGCGCTTCTTGTGTGTCATTCCCATCTTGAAAGATCAGTGCGTGATCAGTCTTCGTCAACAGACAACACACCGAAGACGACTGTGTCGTATGTGTGCGCGTTCAGCATCGCAGGGCCACCGTTTGCAGGCGCGACCATCGACTTGTGTTCGAATGAATATTCGACTTCGCGATCAAGATTCAATCGTTCAGTGCCGCGTTCAGTGTTGCGTTCGCCGTTGAAGAATTCAGTCGATGATGTCGAGGACGAATCACGCAGCGTGCCGACGAAGTGATACGGTGCGCGCACAGACACAGTCGCAGGGCCGCGAAAGACAAGGCTTGCCGAAGCTCGTTCGAACGTCTTCAGCATCACGCTTTCGCACAGTTCGACGATGACTGTTCCCTTGTTGCCGTATTTGCCGCGATATGTCAGCGAACGTGCTGACGCGTTCGCGAATGTGTCTTCAGAATGAAAGCCAGTCGTCCAAGTGCGCGACATCGTGACAAGTGCAGAAGTCGTTGTCGTGTTCGGGACAGAATGTCCGAAGCCTGTGGTCGTCGACGTTGACACAGTTTCGCCGTCGTCTGTCGACTTCGTCGTCGTCGCTGTTCCTGTCGATGCTTCGAACACAGTCTGTTCAGTGCGAAAGTTTTCAGTGTTGATCACAGTGCTTGATTCGTCGAAGAACTGAATGTCGTCTGAATCAGTGATCGTCTGTTCGAACGTCACATCACTGTTCGTGAATGTTTCGCTGATCGTGCGACACGGGTTGTCATCAAGATGCGTCACGCCGTTGAATCGCTGAATCGCGCCGTCAGGCACGAATTTCCATGATGTGAAGCCTTCTGAACTTTCAAGCTGCGTCGTGTAGCCCATGAACGCAATCGGTCGCGAATCTGTGCTTGCGTTGAACGGCGCGTATCCCTTGACAGACTTCGTCGTCACGAACGACATCGCGCCGTCTTGCGCATACATTCGACCGCCGACGAAGTATTGCTTTTGCACGACAAGTTTCGCACGATTTGAATCGTTCCCGAAAGTGTAGCCGCCTGCCTGTGTGATCGTGACGCTGTCATTGCTGATCACAGTTTCTGTGCTTGTTTCCACATTGCCGACGATGACTGCACCGTTCGCTGTTTGCTGCTGCACTGTTGCTGTCGTAGATGTGAAAACATCGATGACTGTCGTCGTCAGGATTGTCGGATAGTTCACGCTGTCGACGTTGATATTCACGATCGAACTTCTTGTCGAGACAAGATCAGTCGTCACAGTTGTCAGCTTCGTCAGCGCATCTGTCACTTCAGCAGTGAATGTCTGCGGATCGCCCTCTTCATGTTCAGCAGTCGTCGTGACGATGTGAGCGTAGCTGCTTGTCGTATCGCCGAAGCAGTATGTGCGCGATTCAAAAGTCAGCCTTTCGTATTCTTGCACACTTAATTCGTGCGCAGGGTTGTCAGTGAACGTGACTTCAGAAGTCTTCGTCGCCGCACTCGCGTTGATAGTGATGAACGTCACGTTCTGATCTTCTTCATACGTCTGCGGTTCATATATCTTGTTGCCGTTGACGAAGTCGACATTGCCCTTTGATTTCTGATATGTGAAGTCTGCATCACCAGTGATCACATCTTCGCCGCCTGCGTCGATCACGCGAACGACGCCGATCGGATCGAACGGCGAATTCTTCGCAATGTGAACTGTCTTCGATGCAGGAGCGACGCCATAGCCGACAGCGAATGATTCATCAGTCTTCGTCGTGTAGACTGCAAGATTCTGTGTCGACGGTGCTGTCGTCGTGATTTCAGAACTGCTTGTCGAAGACCATTCAGCAGCGAACTGTGTTGACGTCGTCGTCGATGATACTGTCGCGACGCCTGTGGCGCTTGCTGCTGTCGAAGTCGTCGACGACAAGCACGACAGCGTCGTCAGACGTGAAGCGAATGACTGCGTCTCCGCAGTTGTCGTGTCGACACGTCGAACAGTCGCTTGCTTTCGAACCACTGTCGTTTCGCTGTATTTGATTTGCGCTTCGAATTCTGTTGAAAAGGTCGTGCTGCTTTCATCTTCTTGCGTCGTCGCAAAGATTTGAACGGCAGTGCCGACGACGCTTGTCTTGTCTGTGAAACCGCGCGAAGATGATGACGTGCCTGACTGCGAAGCTGACGCGCTGTCTGAAGCGCTGGCTGTTTCTGTTCCGTCTTGAAATGTTGATGAAGTCGTCGTGCCGCCTTCATAGGAATACTGGCCCGATCCAGAAGCATAATCTGTCAGACCTGTGCTTGTGGCGTTCGCTTGATATTTTTGTTCTGCGGACTTCACACGAGTGGTCGAAGACGCGCCTGTCGCTGTTCTGTATGTCGATGAATTGCCGTTCTCGTTGCTTCCCGTCGCGTTCTGTTCAGTGCTTGCTGAATCGGTCGCAGACGACGACGAAATCGACGACGATTCAATCTGAATCGGAATGAACGTCGCTTCTTGTGTCGGCGTGATGAATGACAGACCCATCGTCAGCACGCACCGTCGTCTGACACTTGCCAGCCGTAGTGACGTTCAAAAGGTTCTTCGCCAGCCTTCGGTTTCTTCTTCGATGTGCGGAACATCAGCGCTGGCGTCGCTGAAACATTGCCGCAGAACGAAGTCTTCAGCACGCCTCCGATCAGCGTCGCGACAGTGAACTCAAAGTCAGACGGCGTGCCGACACTGACAGTCTGTTCAGGCTGCTTCGTGACTGCGTCGAAATCCCATGATGTGATCTGTCCTTCTTCTGCCGTAACGCTTGCGATCAAGAACAGCTTCGCAGCGTTTTTGCTGAAGCTGACTTCTTCGCCTTGATTCGATGCAGCAAGCCCGTTGACTGTGCCGCTGTTCAGTGTCGCGACAGCGCGGCCGTCTTTCGTGCTGATGCTGATCGACCACTTGCGACATGCGCCGACGCCGTTGCCGCCGCCGCGCGATTCAAGCACGACATGTTCGCCGTCGATGTGCGGCGCGAACATGCCTTTTCCTACTGAAATTTCAGGCGGCTTTTTGCCTTCAGCTTTCGCAAGAATGTAGTTCAGAACTTGTTCAAGCTGCTTGTCGTTGCATTTGATACGTGCCATCGATTTGAAAAAAGTTTCAACGCTTCTTGTAAAGCTTTTCTGACCAAGGACCGCCAGACGACAGCTTCCATCTGCGCGTCATCTTGCTGCCGAAGCCGATCAGTTCGATGTTGCCGCCCATGAACAAGAAGTTCGTTCCGTCAGGCGTCTGCGGTCGCGCATCAGACTTCGGCGGCGTCTCGACAAGTCCGATCTTTCTGAAGTCACGACTGCTGCCCTTGCTGCCGCGCACCCATGTTTCTTCGTAGATCAGCGTCGGCTGAAGCCACGATTCAGTGCCGAATAGTTTGTTTTCTTCGCCCTGCTTGTCAGTCTGCGACCAGACAAGTGTGCCTTCTTCTGGATCGAACGACACAAGTCCTTCTTCGATCAGTTCTTGAAAGCGCGGGTGCGTTTCGATCGGCGCACTGCCCAGCGACGCAGTCATTCGATACGTCGCCTTGTCAGTGTTGGGCGGGATGCCGACAAACGTGATCTGCGCTGTCGTGAAGTTCGCTTCTTGTCTGCTGATGCGCGCAGACTTTCGCTTCAGCCACGGGAATTCAGGATGCGTTTCGAAGCCTTCGACGATGTCAGCAATCGACTTCGCGCCGCTCCATTCATACTGACGATAAATCGTCGAACTGCCGACGCCGAATTCATCGATTTCGATGTCGTATTCTGCCGCTTCTTCAGCGTTCTTCAGACTGCCTTGCCACTGAACTTGTGCTGTCATGATATTATTCTTCGATTGCTAGTTGAAAGCCTGTGCCTGCGCCGCCAGAAGACGGCGTGATGCGATCACGAATCTGTTGAAGCAGCGACTTGATGTCGTTCAGCACAGTGATTTCTCGTTCGCCGCCGACACGTGCAGCGCCAAGCGGACCGCCTGCGCCTGCGCCAAGTGATGTGACACCCGCGTTCGTGCCAAGCCCAAGAAACGCGCCGACGTTGAATGCAGCGCCGCCGCCGCCGACTGAACGAAACGCATCGACTTTCGTCGAATCACGAAGTCGCTGTTCTTGCTGCGCGCGCTTTTGAGCAGCGCGTTCAGCAGCGCGTTCAGCTTCACGCTGCGCTTTCTTCATCGCAGCTTCTTCTTCACGCCGACGCTTGTCTGCTTCTTTCTTCGCAGCTTTTTCAGCATCTTCTTTCGCTTTCTTTTCAGCTTCTTGCTTCTTCAGATCATCAGCAGTCAGTTCGGGTTCAGGCAAGCCAGTGCCTTCGACTGCGTCTTCGACGCCCTTCTTCGTGCCTTCTTCAATAGCTTCGGGCCAGTTTCGTTCGATGATGGCATCAAGTTCTTCTTCAAGTCCAGACTTGTCGATCGCAATACTGTTTCCCATGCCGTCGTTGCCAGCGATCATGTCTTTGCCTGCTTCAATAAGCGGATCAGTAATGTCTGACAAGTTGTCGTTCATGCGCGACGCGAAGCCGTCTGACAGAACGTGCGAAGCTTCAGTCATGCCGATCTTCGCGTTCTTGTTCATCTCTTCGACTGTCTTGATCATGCCTGACAGATCGACGCCGGGAATCTTGTTCACTGCTTCAAGCACTGTCAGCGCAGCTTCAGTCGCTTTGTCGAACAAGAAGTTGCCTGCAAGCTTGAACGCGTTGACGACTGTTTCTTGAATCGTGTATGAAAGCGCGCCGTAGAGTCCGATGACAGGCGCGAGTCCCGACAGCACAATACCGCTGACGAACGCGCCGATGCGCGCAAGCGAATTCAGGAAGTTGATGCCTGCGATCTGCAAGCTGATGCCGAAAGCCTTTCCGATTTCTCCGTTCACAAGTGCGTTGCGCACGACGCCGACGACGTTCTGAAGAACGCGCACGCCTTCAGTGATGTTGACCAGCATGCCGCGAAAGAATTCGCCAAGACCTGTTTCGCCAGTGCCGATGACCAATTCTTGGATCGCAGATTTCAATTCGCGCCACGCACCGACCAGCGTGTCTGACATGATCGCTGCTGACTTTTCTGCTGTGCCTTCAGCATCTTCAAGCGCTGCTGTCAGATCGGGAAGCGAACCGTTCGCTACACCTTTGATCAGTGAAGCGACGACATCGAAGTTCGCTGCACCGAACATCTGTGCAAGAATCTGCGGGTCGAACTTCGACAAGTTCATCAGCGCAGTTTCAAGCCCGACGATTTCAGGATTGATGTCGCCTGCTGACATGCCAAGCGCAGCAAGTGCTGTCTGCGCTTTCTCATTCGGGTTGATCATCAGACCCATCACAGCAGCAAGACCGCGACCCGCAAGACCTGCTTTGATGCCGTTGTTCGCAAGCACACCGACAGCAGCAGACGTTTCTTCAAGACTGATGCCAAGTGCAGCCGCGAACGGCGCGACGAACTTCATCGCTTCGCCCATGCCCTGCACGTTCGTATTGGCACGCGCTTGAATCAAAGCAAGCACGTCAGCGACACGCCCTGCTTCTTCAGCCGCCATGCCGAAGCCTGACAAGATGTTCGTCGCGATGTCAGCAGCTTCGCCAAGACCAAGATTGCCAGCAGCAGCAAGATTCAGTGTGTCTTCAAGCGAAGCGATCGACTGTTCTGCTGTGAAGCCTGCTTGTGACAAGAACGCAAGACCGTCAGCAGCTTCAGATGCGCTGAACATCGTCGTCGCTCCAAGTCGACGCGCTTCTGCTTCCATCGCCGCCATCGCATCAGCAGATGCGAACGTCAGCGCTTCGACACGCGACATGCTGAATTCGAATTCTGCAATCGTCTTCGTCGCAGAAGTGAAGCCGCGAATCGCAGCAGTGATTCCGACATACGCAGCAGCAAGTCGACCGACAGTCGCGATCATCTTGTTCAAGCCGCCGCGCGCAGCATTGCCGACTGTCGACGTTCGCTTCGCTTCTGTGTTGAAGCCGCGAAGTGCATTCTGGCCCGTTCGCATCCCGCCTTGAAAGCGTGAAGCGTTCGCGATCAGGTTGATAGTTACATCAGCATCGTTTGCCATTTTCTTTCAACAGTCAGGGTTCGTCGTCGTCGTCAAGCGACTTCAGAAGCGACATCACTTTGCGATCTGCCGCTGTTCCCATTCCGTCAAAAGATTCCCATCTGTCACAAGGTATGTCGTTTTTCCTATAGTAGCAATTTTCAAGTTCGAAGCATAGTCGCGCTGGCAGCTTCTTGAATGCAGTGATCAGATCGCACTTCGACATTTCGCAGACGATGCACACTATTTGCGCAATGAACGTCGGCGCGTAGGCGTTGCCTTTTTCTTCTTTGCTGCTGTATGACGCGGACCCTTTTTTTTAGCAGGGACGACCTTCGTCTGCTGTGCTTCTCCGACGACGATGCCGATCGCAGCCGTCAAGTCATCCATTTCATTCGCTTCGACGTGCTTGTCTTCACCGAACTGCAATGCTGTGCGACGCAGCATGCGACCGTCGTCATCAGCGAACGCAAGTTCTTCAGCTTCTTCTTCGCTGACGTCTTCGTGCATCAGTGCCATGAAGCGAAGTGTTTCAAGATACGGGTTCTTGATCATTTCGCTTTCAGCTTTCGCCATCGCGATCAGCTTCATGTATCGCTTTTCTTCGACTTCACTGCGACGCGCTTGTTCAGCAAGCACAAGAAGATCGTCACGATCTGATTCAGACAAGATCGGCGTGAACGTCAAGAACGCGCTGTCGATCTGACGCAGAAGCGCGAACGCGGAAAGCGTCAAAGGGCGAATCTTGAATCGATGCACTTTGACTGCGACCCCTAGCATGTCGCGTTCAATCCCGCGTTCGCGCTTTTCGTCGATCACTTCTTCACCGTCATCGTCGATGTCTGCGAACAGTCCAAGCTTGTTCGAAGCATGTTCAAGCTTGTCGTCTTCTTCTTCAACAGCCTTTTCAGTTTCTTTGTCTTTGAAGTTTCCCATGATCACAGTTGTTTGAAGCCGCGACGCACAGCCGCCTTGTATTTCTTCGAATTCTTCTTCAGCAGCATCGTGCCTGACTTGCCGCCTTCAGTCGGCACACGAAACGCGACCTGCGGTTCAGGGTCGACTTCATGCATGTGATGATGAAGTCGATCAAGATTCTTGACTGCTGCCATCGCGAAGCTGAACGGATGCAGCGGATATTCAGCGATGAAGTCAAGATCACGATGCCATGCGTCGATGCATTCGGCAGTCGTGACTTCGCCGTCTTGATCTGACGGATAGAAGCAGAACGTCCAGACTTCTTGCCCGTCTGCACGTTCGATGTGCGTGTATGGCGGATCGTGTCGAAGCGGGATGCCGACAGCGATCAGTGCTGCGGCAAGTTTCGTATCGCGAACGTGAACGACTGTGTCGCCTGCTTTCAGTTTGTCGCGATCTGGATCGTATAGCGGTCCCTGCTGTGTTGCTTCTGGCATGTGTGTGACGCGTCGTGCGCGTAGCTGATAACAGCCGCACGACGCAATGCGTGCAGCCGCAGATGATTGTCAGTGATCAGATTCCTTCGTATGCAGTCGCTTTCAGTGAAGACTTCACGAATTCTTCGTTCGCATGTTCGATCGTGACTTCGTCAAGATAGACAGTCGACGAAGCAGTGTCGAAAGTGCCGCTGATCGTCAGCGTCGTTCCGATGTTCGTCGATGCGCCGCTGAACGTGCCAAGACCTTCGATGCTGATTTCAGAAGTCTTGTTGTAGTATGCGACAGCGACGACGTATCCTTGCTTGTCGCGTGCTTCTTTCTTATCAGCCTTGTTCGTCACACTGACAGACTGTGTCGTCAGTGAAGATTCTTCGGCGGCGATTCCGAATGACAGGCTGGCTCCGACTACGGTTGCGTTTGGCATAACAGTGAAGAAGATTGTTTACACGTTCAGTCTGCGACGTTTCGAAGTCGTGTCCAGAAGAAAATTCATCAGCTTGTTTCAGTTCTGCCGCCGCGTGTCCAGTGCGGGATCGCACATTCGACACGCATGATCGCCTGCCACGACAGTTCAGTGACTACAAGATCGCTGACACTGAATGCGATCGGTCTGAAGACGCTTTCTTTCAAAAGCGGATCGATCGTGCCGTCAGTGTCTGTTTCGATCGCGTCGCGCACGCAGCCGATCCATTCAAGAATGCCCTTCTTGCGATCAGGCACAGTCGTCGGATCGCTTCTGACAAGACCGTATTCGCGACGACTTGCGATCATGAATTGAAAGACTTGCGTGATCTGCACGTTCGATGAACCGATCGCGAAGTCTTCAGGCACTGCGCCTGCACCGATGACTTCAGCGTCAGACATCGTGAACGGCACGATATAGGGCAAGTCTTCAGCGCCGTCAGCTTCGTTGACGCCTTCAGCATCGAAGTTCATCTTGCGACACAGACGCCCTGCGATGTCTTGGCAATGATACGTCATACGTCGTTCAATTTCCCAAAAAGGGCGCACATACATTTCGACTTCGTAGATTTCAGGCATGTCGTTCAGGTGGCTATTGATTTCGCGATGAAGTATTTCAAGTGATCGACCATCGCATCAAGCAGTCGATCTTTCGCAAGCGGTCGTTCTTTTTCGACGATCTTCATTGCACGAATGCCGCGCACGCGCTTCTTCAAGACGTAGTGAATACCGAAGACGAAGCCCTTCTTGTAGCCATACATCGCTGACGGCACTTTCGGAATGTAAAGCATCTTCGCACGCTTCGGCCCGTGTGCTTTCGTTCCCTTTTCAAGCCAGCGCATGACGCGCGAATCGTTCGTGACAGTCCAGCCGCCGATGATGCGCGCAGTGCGCCATTCGCGACGCGTTTGTCCCGTCCATTTCCTCGGCGTCGCTTCGACAAGATTGCGTCGTGTGACTTCAGCTTCTTTGAACAGAAGCGCGTTGACGCGCCGATCGTCGATGGCTTCAAGCAAGCCAGCGAATATCTTATCAGCACGTGAATCTTCTATCGTGATCTGAATCATGCTTCACCAGAATCTGCGCTTGAATCGTCGCAGCAGCATCTTCGCTTCGTCAGGGATGCGCGTGTCAAGCAGCGACACTTTCGTTCCGTCAAGCGCTTGAACTTCTTTGCGCATGTCGCCTGTCAGCGCTGCTGCGATGTGAATGCACGCACGACGCACTGCTTCAGGAAACGCAGTATCTGTCGGCGGCTGCGTCGTGTCTGCGATCGTGTAGCCGAAAGTGCCGTCGATCGTCAGCCAGTCGTTGTCTTCGAAATCGACGAAGCTGATGTCAGTGTAGTATGTGATGCGCGTTTCACCGACGTTCGCGCGAAAGTCTTCTGCGTCCCATGCAGTGTCGTCAAGCGTGATCGTGTTGACTGTGATGATCGGCCACGGCAAGAAGATGTGCTTGCCTTGCACATACTGCTTCGGCACTTCAAGCACGCCGTCGCCTGCTGCGCGATTGTCGTGATACCAGAAGTCGCGCTGACAGTATTCTTCGATCAGTCGCGATGCGCGATTGATGCAATCGTGATGCCAATCTTTGATCGTATCTTCATCGTCTGCGTCAGTGTTCTTCAGTTCTTTCTGAAGCTGAAGCAGTGTGCAATACGGTTTCAGTAGCGGGACAGTGACAGCCATGCGTCACGATGCAGCGTTTCTGCTGCGATGTCCAGCACGATCAGCGTGTGTCGAAGTTGCGCTGAACTTTCGTCTGATAGCCTTTCGTCACGCCGCCTTTTCGACGATTGACTTCATCATAGATCACGCGCAGTCGATCGCGATCTTCGCCGACTGCTTCGACGCGTTGATGAAGCTGACGCTTGTCTTCAGACGACAGATCAGAACTGTCGATCAGATTCTTGACTGTTGTCGCATTCATGATTTGAAAATTGTTTCAACGTCTGTCTGTCTGACGAACTTCACATGCAGTGCGATCGCGAACGTCAGTGCGAAGAAGACAGCGACTTCACGCGTGCATTCTGCGGGAAGCCACCACGAAAAGAAGATCGCCCACATGATGATGCCTGCGCAAGCTGCTGCGATCAACAGCAGCGCATACAAGATCGCAGCGATGACGATGATGATCATGATCGTTCGGGCCAGCCTTGACGCATCGCGACGTTGAAGATCGATTCAGCGATGTGCTGACGCGATGCGCGCGGGTCGAAGTCGACGTTCACGTTGCTGACGTCTTGCATCGCACGTGCGATCTTCATCAGCGTCTTCTTCGGCTTCATCTTCAGTCGACGAAGACAGTCGCCGCGATTCCAGCGAATCGTGCGCAGATCGAAGTGCTGCGATGCGACAGGTCGTTCGTGCTTCGTGAACTGTTCGTCAGGGTCGATGCCGATCTGTCGTGACTGAACAGGCTTGAACTTGTGCGGTGCTTCAAGACAGCCGCGATATTCGATTTCGTCGACTTTGATGACGTCACCTTTTTTCAGTGTGCCGAAGCGCCCGACGCGATCGGGTTCTTCAGCGATGTATTCAACGCGTCGTTCCATAGTCTGACAAAGTAGTGCGATCTGTGTCAGACGTCCAGCGCAAAAAAGAAAGCGCCATCGCCCGAAGACGATGACGCTTCTGTGCAGGCATAACCCTGCGCTTCATCACATCACTGATAAAGTGTCAGTATCGTTCAGCGCGCGATGCGCGCCGCAGTTCGTGTTCGACGCCGAAGCGTTCTTTGCCGTCGCTGCCGCGCAGTCTGAAGATGCGCTTCGACTTGCTGCCGCCCGTCGTCGACACAGTGCCGATGATCGTGTGCGTGTTGCCCTTGCTGTAGCTTTCGCCGTTCGTGAACACGACTTGATTGCCGTGCGTCAGTTGTTGTTGTTTTTTCTTCATGGATCAGTCGTGTTGATTTCTGAAAAGCCGACGACAGCGACTGCGACGATGACGATCATCGTCAAGATCAGTGCTGCCAGTTCGAAAGTCATGTCAGTGAAGTGATGCGCCCGTTCGCGGGTCGATGTTCTGCGCGATGAAGTTCTTCAGATGCCCGTCAAGCGTCTGCACGATCTGTTCGCGCTGCACGTTCGGGTGCATCTGCTGTCCGCTGTATGTTTCGAAAGCGACGCGCAGTTCAGTCGTCGTCAGATGCTGTGCGCGTGATCTGATCATCGGCTTCAAGTCAATCGCCCACGCATCGCTGTGCTGCTGATAGCAAGCGCGCACGTGCGTCGCAATGTTCAAGATGATGTCTTCGCTGATCATGTCGTGTGATGCGCTGTGCGCGCGCCAGAAGCGATCTGACGCGCGCTGTGTTCTTCAGCCGTGCTTCGCAAGACAGATCGGGCCGAAGCCGCTTGCGATCGATTCAGGGACAGTCAGCGGACGATTGCAAGCGCAGCAGCGACCTTCGTGCCAGACTTCGACTTGCGACGTCACGTTCTGCGGGTTCGTCTGAAGCTGACGCAGCGTCCACGCAAGCGCGAGGTATGAAGCATTGCTGCGATCTTTCACGCACGACTTCGCTGACAGACGCAGATCAAGCAGACCCGTCCGCGCGTCGCGAACGATGATGCCAAGATAGCTGTAGTCGCCCCATGCGTCGTTGTTCGGACCAGTCAGCAAGCGCACAAAGAAGAAGTCGTCTTCGCCTTTCTTCGCGCCGATCTTGAACGTGCGACGTTCGCCAGTCTTCTTCGACTTGATCGTGACAGTCGCGTTGCCGCCCGTCAGCGCGCGCAGTTGATGTTCAGCGTCGATCTGATGCGGATCGTCGCACTTGATGTCTTCAGTGATGATGTTCATGATGATGTGATGTTCTGATTCTGACGAAGCGCTTCGTGCTGTGCGCGATAGCCGCTTTCGCAGTTCAGCGAAAGTGCGATCAGCGCGATTGTCAGCAGCAAGTTCTTCATCTGACACTATAAAACAGCACTTTCTTGTTCTGCGCAAGAACGAAATCGACGATTTTTGAAAAAAGTTTCAACGTCTGAAATCGACGATTTCTGTGTTCACAGCAATGAATCAGAACGGGATGCTGCATTCTTCACGACACTTGTCGCAGCAGTGACACGCTTGACCCTTGTCGATCGACCAGACGTCAGGACACTTCTGCGCTTGCGCAGCGCCGCCACGACTGCCACACGAAGGACAGCGCACAAGCGAGACGTCGACGAATTCGAAGCCGACGCCTGTCACTTTGTCGACAGGGTCTTTCGCGCGCTGAAGCGCTTCGACTGCTGTCAGCATTTCTTCGCGCTGTGCGAACTTATTGATCTTCAGTCTGACGCCGCGATGAACGAACTGCTGCGATCGCTGTTTGTAGTATGCGCGAAATCGAAGTCGATCGATGACGACGTAGAATTCAGTCGTGTGATTCGCATACGCGTCAAGCAGATGACCGTCTTCGTCGCGCTTGTTCATCTTGCCGACCACAAGCTTCACGGGAAGATCAGGATTCGACAGATCGTTCTGCGCGACGACGTGCTTCTTGCCGCGCCATACGCCAGCGACTTTGATGCGTCGCGTCATGCCAGACCTTCAGCAGCAGCTTCTTCTTCATCAAGCAGCTTGAAGCGTGCTGTCGTTTCAGTGTGCGGCAGCACACGCATCTTCACTGGATCGTTCTGATCGATCTTGATCTTGTGAACGATGCCTTCACGCTTGAAGCACCACGCTTCTTTGTCAGTGCGCAGCACGACGAATTCAAGCATATCGCTTCGAAGCGCAGTGTCGATCATCGACAGATTTTCTTCGATCGTCAGAACTTCGTCGACGTCGTGACAGTGTCCCATCAGAAGCGCAGGACGTTCGACGCCGCGATCAGTCGGCTGAAGCGTCCATGCTACGCGTGAAACGTCAGGACGCGTGTCGCACTGACCGATCACATACAAGCACATGTATTCGCGACAGACGCGCGGACGTTCTTCGTAGATCGCGCAGCCGTTGTTTGCGTGCTTGCACGTGACGCATGCTGCTTTCGTGCCGCCGATCAGCTTCGCTTCGTCAGCAGACAGCACGATGTCTTCGATCGCTGGCGCAGTGCAGCAGAACGTGCAGTCGCCGCAGTCGTTGACGCGCGCTTCTTCGACGTCGTTGTTCTTCAACGCACGCATCATGCGCGCACGTTCTTTCTTCGCTTTGTTTCTTTTCATGATGTGATTCTTCGCCATTCAAGTTGATTCGTGTGATCAATCCAGCACGACTGTTCGACGCACGCTGACAATATCGCATCGCGTTCGTCTTCTGTCAGCGTGACTTCGCACGTGACGGGTTCGCGATACGCGCCAGCGCAGATGCCTGCCGTCGCTGCGCGCACGTTCAGCTTGTCGTGCTTCGTCTTCCAGAAGACGGCACAGTCGCGCGCTGCGTCGAACAGCGCGAACGTGCCTGTGTTGATCAGTGTCGCTGGCATCAGATCGTCGCGAAGTCTGCGTTCTGTTGATGCGGTGCAGCGAAGAACGCTTCGTTGCGATCGCTGTTCCAGCCAGTGAACGTGAACTTGCGCCCGTCATACGTCAGAACTTTCTTGCTGACTTTGCTGACTTGCTTCCAGACTTCAGCGTAGTCGCCTTCGAACGACAGCGTCAGAAAGTCGCGACCGACGTCAGGGCGTGCGCTGAAGCGCACAGGGATTTCGTCAGGGAAGACAGTCGCTTTCCCGCGCTTCGTCTGCTGCTTGATTTGAATCTTGCGTGTGATGTTCTTCATGATGTTGATCAGTGTCGCTGGCATCAGATTTGTTCGAAGCTTCCGTCGATGACTTGATCGACAAGCGACAGCGCGCTGTCGATGATGTCTTCTTTGCAGTAGCAGAATTCTGACGTGCCGATCTGATAGTCTTCGGTGCTATGGACTGCCGCATACCACGAACGCACGTGCGGATTCCACCAGACGTGAACGCTGTGATTGTCGTCGTTGTCGAAGACGAAGCGATAGCCGTTGAATTCATCGTTCTTGCAGGCGCGCACTGCGACGCCTGCGCGTGATGTGTGATTGATTTTCATGATGTGATGTTGGTGTTGATGTTGATCAGATCGAAGACAGTTCGTCTTCAGCTTTCAGTTCTTTCAAGACTTCGACTGCTGCGCGTCTGCATTCTGTGCGCGATTCGAAATACTCCCAATCGATCAGACGACCTGCGAACTTGTGTACTGCTTCGAAGTAGCCAGCAGAGTCCTTGTAAATCTTGATGTCAGATGTTTTCCAGCGATTCATGATGATGTGATGTTCGATGTTTGATGATGTGCGCGTCGTGCGCTGCGTCACTATAAAACAGCACTTTCTTGTTCTGCGCAAGTGCAAAGATGACGATTTTTGAAAAAAGTTTCAAACGTCTCGACACGAAAAAACCGCCAGCCCGAAGGCTGACGGTTTTCGTGATTCGTCAGATGGGAATCTTCGACGAAATGTGTTCGACGGCTTATGCGTCGTAGTCGCGACCCATGACAGCGTAGGGCAACGAAGCAGACGGGGTTTCCATCGGCTTGAAGTCGCGACGGAACGAAGCGACGACGATGTTGACCTGCTGCTGCACATCACGGTCGATTTCGACAGTGAAGCCTTTGCGCACGCCCATGATCCACGAGGGACGGTGAGCGATGTAGATCGACCCTTTCGTGGTCGTGCTGCCATCGTAGACGCCCGAAGCGTTCAAGTCTTCACGCACGCGCGAAGAAACGATGATGGGCGAACCGAACAAAGTCGGAGCGACGCCGCTGTTGATGCGCGCAGTGTTCGCACCGCCAGTCAGATCAGCGGTCAGCGTTTCAGCAAGACCGATGAAATCAGCGTAGCCCTTCACGCCGCAGATGATCAACAGTTCGTTCGGGCGAATGCCCCATCGACCCATGTCTTTCTTCAGCGTCAAGATGTTCGTGTCGCTGATGCCGCCAGTCGAAAGCGAACGATCAAGCGAACCGCCAAGCGCAAGCTTTCGAATGCCGTTGAACAGCGTCATCGAACCCGAAGCAGTCGCGTCGCTGTCTTGATGCGTTCCGGCAGTGTCGCCGTTGATGATCGCATCTTCAAGCGCGTCAGCAGCAGCAGAAGCGAGGTTTTCAGTCACCATGCCAAGCACAGGGACGATCGCGTCTTCTTCTGCTTCATAGCTGAAGTTCGTGCGACCGATCAGCTTCTGCGCCGTCAGCGTGACGTTGTCAGTGCCGGGAGAAGATTCGGTCGGATTCGAACCGGGGTTTTCACTGCCCTTGTAGAACGTCGGGCGCGTGGTGCGAATCGGAAGCTGGAACGACGGAGTCGGCATGTCGATTTCGCTTGCGACGAATTCAGACGCGATCGGCGAATCAAGATACATCCGATTCAGCAGTTCGCTGGAAAGATCGGTGGCGATCAGTTCAGCGCCGCTGTTCACAGTACCAGTGACAAGCGTCTTCTGTCCGTAAAGGATCGACTTGCGAAGCGATTCGACTTGGCGATGACCGCTTGCAGCAGCATGCTT